CCACGGAGTTGACCATATCATCACGGATGTTTCCCTTCATCACTCGGTATACTGGGAAAGGTAATTGCTTTTCTAACCAATCTAAATACTCATAGACTCCAGGAGGTTCATATCCTGTGTCGGCAAAAATTGCACAGTCAGGCATAGGTTTGATATGTCCTTCTGCTGCCATCAGTGCCATGGTTGATGATTGAACCCCAGCTCCAAGTGATAGGATCACCAATTTTGGAGACTTATCATGTTGGGGTAGTAACGTGCCGTAATATTTATCGTTTTTTAGGTCCATGTTTTTCCTCTATTTTTTTATCAAAAAACTTAATAGCTTTCATGTTATCAGTAAACATTTGTCCATCTTCTATTTGTTGTAGTTGCCACTTACCTTGTACTTTAACAACTATATATTTATTTAATTCTTTCATCAATCATTCTCCCCAATACAAATACCATAAATCCTATGAAAACCAGGGCTAAAAGTATTAGCCCTAGTAAAATGTTAGTTATCATATACAGACAATCTCCCCACTAAATTGTAACTCATTTTGTATTTTTTCTTCTATAAAACTTCTTTCTATAGCGTGTATTTTTTTATAGTCTTCTCTATATTTATTATATTTTATATGAGGAGAATTTAAACCCCAAATAGGACTATTATTTCTATCCCAAATTTCTATTTCATCATCAACTATTTTCCAATAAATAGGATAGTATTTTTCTTCTAATTCTTTAAGGCTTGCCATTTCTTCTTGATGGTCCAAGGCCCACGCTCCTGTCTTACTCATGATAGTTTTCTCCTTCCATTTCCTTTTGACATGGGTCATTGAGATATTCATAATCATCACCGTAAAAATAATCTTTTTCTTTTAAAAATACTTTTTCACTTTTAGATATTTTTTTAAAATAATTTAAATGATCTTTTACCTCTTCCTCAAACTCTTTTTTCTTTTCAAGCATATCTTCGTATGAATCACTTTCATAAAAGTAATCCATTTGTATTTCTATATCGTAATTATTACTCATCATCCCTCCACTTCTTTATTATTTGTTCGTCAGTTGAATCATCAATGTAGTAAGTCCACCCATTGATTTCTATGTATAAAGATTCATCACTTCTTACATCTATTTTCATGCTACCTCCAAAGTTTTAGGTTCATCAGCGTCATTCCAATAGTCATCATTGATTAAGAATTTTATATCATCCTTTACATCATAGAATTTATTAACAAAGTCTTTATCGAAGTAACGATATAAACATTGAGTGCTTTCAATGTCATCCATAATTGCAACTAATTCAGTAAACATTTCTTCATTTGATTTAGCCATATTCTCTCCTTTTTGGTTAAACTATATACTAATTATCCCATGTATACATCAATGTCAAATAAAAAACCCCCACATTGGTTTTGGTTCAATGTAGGGGAAGGGAGTGAATAGATTCAAGTAATACACATAAATAAACATAGTGTATAGTGTTTTTTACCCCTAATCTCTTTACAAGAAATCAATTACCCCCTTGTAGCGGTGTAGCAGTGTAGCAGTAGAGAAAATCACTATACATATCAAAGAGTTAAACCTCAATTTGGTGCTACATGGCTGCTACATCACCTAGAATCAGACGTAGCAGTAAAAATTAAAACCTTTATTTTCTGCCAATTTAAATTATAAGGGTAGTATGGATATTGATATCATAAGAGATAGATTAACTCCAAAGCAGATTAAATTCTGTGTTTTATTTGTTGAGCATGGAGAAGAAAAGACAGCAACAGCTTGTGCTATTGAAGCAGGTTATGCTGAATCAGTTGCTTCAAAGACTGCCTCTGTTCTTAGAAAGACTCCTCATGTTGCAGAATATATCAGAGAACTTAGAAATCAGGATGAAAAGAAATATGAGGTTAATCTACAAAGACATTTAAAAAGATTAGATCAGTTAAGCAAGGGTGCTGAAGAAAAAGGCAATTGGAATGCTGCCGTTCAAGCAGAAAAATCTCGAGGTCAAGTGGGTGGTTTATACATTGATAGAAAAGAAATTATGCATGGATCTATCGATCAATTAAACCGTGAAGAGGTGGATAAATTGCTTACTGACATGGATAAAAAATTATCAATTGAGGGGAGCTTTACTACTGATGACGACCAAACCAGAGACGAAATTCTGGAAGATAATAAAGAATAATTCGTCAAAAATTACCTGGACTAGAATAGAAGCCATTACTCCCGTAGGAATCCCTGATTTAAATGGATTATTTAATGATCCAAAAAAAGGTTATGGTGAATTTTGGTGTGAACTTAAGGTAAGTTTAGGTAATAAAGTTAAGCTCTCTCCGGGACAGATATCGTGGAATATGCACCGATCTAGGCTTGGTGGTAAGAATTTTATCATGGTACAGACCCTCCCTTCAAGAGGGATTGCTCTGTACTCTGGGGGAAGGACCTTGGACCTTGCGTCTCAAGGCTTGACCCTTGAACCTTGCGCCTTCTTTTCACATGAAATAAATTGGCCAGCTCTTGAGTCTTGGTTAATCAATGCTTGTGCCTTGAACCCTTGATCCTTGTCCCTTGTGTCCTTGTTAAAACATTTGATACATAGATGTGGACCATCATTTTTTGCCACGATCATCAGCTCCAGGAGATACCTCCTGAAGCAATAATCACAATGCCCAAATTTAATGGGCTGCATAACTAACATTCTGTATATTGATATTCCAACACGCCCGGCAAGACTTACATTCATTGTCTTGTTTTCCAGCCGGGCAGCTATATCCTATTGGCTTCTCATTCTTGCTTACAGTAGACGTCAACCCCACATTGCTATGGGGCTTGCCGTCAATCATCGTAGCTGAAACCCTGATTGCCAGGTTTCCCGGGAGTGAACCGCCCTCTTTATAGAAGGTCTTCAAGATCCCCGCTTCTCTAGTCGGCAGCCAATGTTTGACTGACGGCGTGCGCATCGCTACAGCTACAATCTTTTTAAGATGGTCTAGGCTTTGTAGATCTCCTGAATCATGCCATCTAAAATAAGGTATTTTCTTTCCATAATTATTTACTAATAGTACCATAGCCTCAACCCAATTGGATTTGGTGATCGCTTCAAGTCTGTTAGCGTGAGCGTTCTTGACCCCTGGAAAAGTGTACCGCCCTTTTAAAGCGTAACACATCGAGCAAGTACTATTTTTTATCAGTCTAAGCTTCGAGCCTACCGCACAATCAAATGCGCTTAAGCCGTAGCCATAACCGGGCATCTTGCTTGGATTACTTAATCCTCCAACAATTGCCTTCGCTTCTTTTAATGTTTTCATATTCACTCCTTTATTAGGGCCAAAACTCGGTGGTATATCTACCCCCACAATTTAATGTGGCTAACGTTATTTGACCCTATCTATTGTATAAGATATCATGGGAGTAATGTCAACTAAATAATTAAAAAAAATTCTTGCGGCCTTGAGCTGCTTCAAAGCTGCTTGCGCCCTGGTCCTTGATCCTTGTGCCTGGTGTTATTTTTTTAAGCTGCTTGTGCCCTGGTGAGCTGCTAGCTGTCAGCTACCAGGAACTGTATAACCTGGTAGCTTCGGGAGTGCCCCTCTATATAGAGGGGATTACTGAGAGTTTAGGATCCGTAGTAAAGATAACTCCACTTCCGTTTCCTTCATCATCTTGAGAAGCCGTGATCCAATGTCCATTATCAAATACTATTTTGATATTAGTTCTCTCGTCCATGTCTCCAAAGATGTCTTCATTTTCTTTTTCTGAGTGATAGTAAACATCAACTATTTTTCTACCTACTAGAAAATCTTTTGCTCGTTTGCCCCACGCAAGTTTTAATTCTTGCGTGGACATTTGATCAAGAGGCTTTGATGTCATACTCAGTCTCTATATCTATTATTGTTTCTTCTTCATCGCCGTCTTCATGAATGCATTCCCAAGATATATTTATATCTTGAAGAATTGTTTTTTGCATTCTTAGTAATGCTTCAGCAATTCTTCTAGGGCAATCCCAAGCCGTGTTAAAACGATAGATTAAAGTTCCATCACGTTGCTCGACCTCAGTATCAATGGCATTCCACTTTGTACCCCAATTTTCAATACTCCATGAATACCAATTATCAGCACCATATTTTGATATTAGTTCTTGGGATCGTTTCTTTTGCCACTCTGGTTTTGCATTCTCTGATCCACTTACTGTATCAGACAATTCATTCGGCATTGGAATCACATTATTAAAATCAAATTCATTGTCATCTGATTTCAACATAGTCTGTAGTTTTTTAAGTTGATTTTCTTTACCAACAAATAAAACATTATTACTAGTCCAATTAGGCATAATCACTCCTTATGTTTAATTATATATTTGACTTAACATG